TAGAACAGAGCAGAGATTCATCCAAGCTACAAGTCGTAGAAGCTGATGATAGCTTAGCAAACGACTTCAATGCTTCTCCAGTTTAAAATCCAAGACTATATGGAACGTGCTAGTAGGGGGGAAGTATCTCTTCCCCCTGAAGCCGTTTTAGACTTTGCAAATTCGTGCAAAGATGCTGTGTCTGTACAGCTAAACAAAGAGAAAAGTTATAAGATACGTATGTCAGGTTTGGGCAGACCAGTGTGTCAGCAACTACTTGAGAAACGTGGCATCCAACAAGAAACACCCTACAACCTTTTATTCAGATTTTTATTCGGAGATATAGTAGAGTCAATCGCTGTGCTTGTGCTTGAACAAGCAGGCATTGATATTGTGGCTAAACAGAAAGCAGTCAAGCTTACGATAGACGGAACAGATGTAAGTGGCACGTTGGATTTGATTATACGTGATGAGTTTGGACAAGAAAAAGTTTGGGATATAAAGTCTGCTAGTGAGTGGGCATACAAGTTTAAGTACACTGGTTATGGTGGGTATGAAAAGATTAAAGAGGATGATCCGTTTGGATACATCATGCAAGGTCATTTGTATGGTGAAGCAACTGGACTGCCGTTTGGTGGTTGGATAGTTATAAACAAATCAAGTGGAGAAGTTGCTGTTGTTGAAGCACCTGACTGGCAGGGCGATGATAGAAAAGAATACTTGGCTGATGCCAAGAAAAGAATTAAAGTGTTGACTGATGAGTCATTAGAGTTCAAAGTACCATTTAAAGATGTCTTTGAAACGTACAAGCAAGATGGACAAGAAGTAAGAACTGGAAACAAAGTATTGCCCAAGCCTTGTACTATGTGTAGTTTTAAGGCACACTGTTGGAAAGATGCAGTGTTACATGATAAAGTAACATCAAAGGCTAAACAGCCACCACAAGTTTGGTACTCTAAATTAAAAAAGAAAGCATTGTAATGGCAATTATTTATGTTCGTGAATATCAAAAAAATCTTATGGATTTAAACGAGGACTTGTACCACGTTTATATAGACTCCCATGTGGAGACTGGGGGTGGGAGAGATATTGTTTTTTTACGTCAACATGAAAGAGGTATTCCCCTTACTCTTCGTGAAAACTTTTCAGACAATGGATCTCTCACCTCTCTTACTGAACAACGAGATATAATGAAAGTAGAAAATGAATTTCAAACAATACGATACGTTACTAGTCAGGGTAAAGTGATATGCCTTCCGATATTCCAATTAACAAACGAACTTATTACAATAGAAAAACAATCCCCCAAACTGGCAGGGTACGTAAACAAACGGATACAGTCGTTAGGATTGAGGATGCCGATATGAAACGATTACGATTTAGATCACGATTTGAGTTACATCTTGCAAAAGGTTTGGCTGATAATAAAGTTAAGTTTGAGTACGAGTCCAAGAAGTTTCTTTATGTACCCAAACCAAGAACTTACACACCTGATTTCTATTTGATCGAGAGTGATATCTACATAGAAGCAAAAGGTCACTTGGACAAGGCAGACAGAGTAAAGATGGCTTTGGTAAAACAACAACACAAAGATCTCGATATACGATTTGTTTTTATGAACGCACGAAACAAGATATACAAAGGCAGTAAGACAACCTATGCTGACTGGTGCAACAAGCATGATTTTAGGTGGGCAGAGAAGTCAATACCTATGGAGTGGTTTAAAAATGGATGAAGATGAGATAAAAGAATTTGTAAAGCAGATGCACTTACAAAAAGGTCATTACTACATCATACTTACAGATGTGGGTGACGATAAATTCAAGATGAGTGCATACGATACAACTGGCAACAAGTATGAAACTGAAATGGATCACACTGTCGGATCAGTTATGCACGAAGGTCTTGTTGGATTACTCACTGGGAAAACTGAAGAGGTGTTTAACTTTGGTATGTCAGAGCTTGCATACAACTACACCACCAAAAGAATATTCGGTGAGATAGAAGATGAGACTGGTGAAAAAATAAAATACAAAGATAATGTTATTAAGGTTGATTTTGGTAGCAAACATTGATAGGGTACTACGATTATATGTTAAAAAGATTGAGAGAAGAAGATATGGATAATATGGTTGACCATCCACCACATTATAATACAACCAGTATAGAAACTATAGATATAATAGAGTCTGTGACTGGAGATGGATTTGAATTTTATCTACAAGGAAACATCATGAAGTATCTTTGTAGATACCCATACAAGAATGGTGTAGAAGATCTAGAAAAAGCACGATGGTATTTAAACAAACTAATAAAAATAAAAAAAGGGGAAAAGAATAATGTCTAATATGCTACCAACATCTTATCAAGAGTTCATACACAAATCTAGGTATGCTCGTTGGCTTGAAGAAGAAGGAAGAAGAGAGAACTGGGGTGAAACAGTATCTCGATACGTAGATTTTATGGAAGAAGCTTTGTTAGAAAAGCACAACTATAAAATGAAAAAGGGTGATAGACATGCTATAGATGAGTATATAACCAGTCTTAGTGTTATGCCGTCTATGAGAGCATTGATGACTGCAGGACCTGCACTGAAACGAGATAACGTGTGTGGCTACAACTGTAGCTATTTGCCAGTGGATAGTCCACGATCATTTGATGAAGCCATGTACATTCTTATGTGTGGCACAGGTGTAGGGTTCTCTGTAGAAAGAGAAAACGTAGACAAGCTACCTATCATTAGCGAAAACATGCAAGAGTCTGATGTGGTGATTGTTGTGGATGATAGTAAAGCAGGGTGGGCAAAAGCATTTCGTGAGCTTGTGGCTTTACTTTATTCAGGGATGATACCATCTTGGGATATATCTAAGATACGCCCTGCAGGTGCAAAACTGAAGATTATGGGTGGGAGAGCATCAGGACCTGATCCTCTTGTTAACTTATTTAAGTTCACTATTGATAAATTCAAGGCCGCAAAGGGAAGAAAATTATTTCCAGTAGAATGTCACGATATTATGTGCAAAGTCGGAGAGGTTGTTGTTGTAGGTGGAGTACGTAGATCTGCACTGATCAGCCTATCTAACTTGAACGATGATCAAATGGCTCACGCAAAAGCAGGAGAGTGGTGGAACAACAACGGTCAAAGAGCGTTGGCAAACAACTCTGTGGCTTACAAAGGCAAGCCTGCTATGGAAACTTACATGAGAGAGTGGTTAGCTTTGTATGAGTCAAAGTCAGGTGAACGTGGTATGTTCAACCGTAAGGCTGCAGATGAACAAGTTGCAAAGAACGGCAGAAGGCAAACTGGTCACATGTGGGGTACTAACCCTTGTAGTGAGATCATACTTAGACCATATCAGTTCTGTAATCTGTCAGAGGTTGTAGTCCGTGAGGGCGATGACTTGTTGAGTTTACGATCAAAGGTAAGAGTTGCAACAATCTTGGGTACATTCCAATCTACTCTTACAGATCTAAAGTATTTACGTAAAGTTTGGAAAACAAACACAGAAGAAGAAAGGTTGCTTGGTGTATCATTAACTGGTATTATGGATCACAACGTCTTGTCAAGAATGACAGACTCAAAAGTTTGGTTACAAGAAATGAAACAAGTTGCAATCGACACAAACAGAGAGTATGCAGATGCTATTGGTATACCAAGAAGCACGGCTATCACATGTGTGAAGCCGAGTGGCACAGTATCTCAACTCACTGATTCAGCGTCAGGTATACACGCTAGACACAATCCATTTTATGTAAGAACTGTACGTGGAGATAACAAAGATCCTCTTACACAATTCATGAAAGAAGAAGGCATACCTTTTGAAGCTGATATCACAAAACCTGATAGTGTTACTGTGTTTTCGTTTCCTATGAAATCTCCTAGTGGTGCAGTCACTAGAACAGAGATGAGTGCAATAGAGCAACTAGAGTTATGGAAACTCTATGCACTTAACTGGTGTGAACACAAACCATCCGTCACTATTTCTGTAAAAGAAGAAGAGTGGATGGAAGTGGGTGCATGGTTGTATGAGAACTTTGATATTGCATCAGGGGTATCATTCCTACCATTCTCCGATCACACCTACCAACAAGCTCCTTATCAGGACATAGATGCAGATGAATATCTCGAATGGAATGGGCGTTTGCCAACATCACTCGACTGGACTAAGTTCTCTATGTATGAAAAGGAAGATAATACAAGTGGATCTCGTGAGTTAGCATGCACTGCAGATGCCTGCGAAGTCGTGGACTTGAGTGCAAGCTGATGATAGAGATACCGATCAATGACGACTATATGAACCGTGCGAGGGAAAAAGCTTCTACTGTGGGCATATTGCAGGGAAGTATTACAGGTGGCACTAGCAACGTTGTAGGTGCGATAGGTGAGTTAGTCGTTGCTGATAGTATTAATGCAAAGCAAATAAATACATACGATTATGATCTAGTTAAGGATGGGATACGTATTGATGTTAAGACCAAGCGTTGCAACACCAAACCCTTACCCAACTACGATTGTTCTGTAGCGTTGCATGGAACTAAACAAGATTGTGATGCGTATGTGTTTGTTCGCATACTCACAGATATGAGTAAAGCTTGGATTCTTGGTGGCATTTCCAAGCGTAACTTTTACAAAGAAGCCACTCTGTACAGAAAAGGGGATGTCGATTTAGATAACGGCTATACATTCAAAGCCGATTGCTACAATCTACGCATAGATAAGTTGAGTCCTTGCCATGAAATCCAAAACTAAAGCAAAGCTATTTTCATTAGAAGTATATTTAAATAAAGAGGGAAATGTGGAGATGAACTATGAAGCAGTCACTCCCAACGATCTCGAACGAGAGTTGAATACTGGGTTGCCTATGTATACTGGCACTAGTCAGGTTGCATCACTTCTTCGGTATTTACGAAAGTGTGCAGATGATATTATGAATGGAAGTAGGAATTATATATGAGAATATTTTTATTACTTATGTTTATTAGCTCGTCTGTACTGGCAGGAGAGTGGAATGAGAAGCCAGTCATGTGTGCTAACGGAGAAGAGATCTATGAGGTTATAAAAAGTAGAAACGAAGAGTTATCGTACATGGCTACACAGTTTACCAAAGTACATGATACAGATGGCTTGTCGGATATACCTGCCTATCTTTCACTTCGTATATACACAAACGAAAAAACTGGGAGTTACAGTATTATAGAACATCATCCCAGTTATAGTTCGTATTGTGTAGTGAGTTATGGCTTAGAGTTTAAGAAGGTTTCTTCTTTTTAATTTATTTTCTCATCATATCAAAATCTACACCTGATATTTTGCCATCTTTATTTTTATCTAACTTCTTTTGATTACCAACAAGTTTACCACCGTTGCTTTTCTTTTCAAACTTTTTAATCGCCCCACCAAGATTGTAACCCATACCAAATTTCTTTTGTTGAGTCATCATCCCCATAGCGTCTCGTGTTTTTGCAGACATAGCACCCTGATTTTTGTTTTGTTCAGCGAGTCCACCTAACATCATTGGTTTACGTGGCATAGCCATACCACCACCGTACATTTTTTGTGGGCGTTGTCCATTGTTATACATTTTCATGTGTTTCTCCGTTATTTTTTAAATTTTGATAAATCATATAATGGTAACTTTTGACCAGATTTCATTTCATCTTCTGCAGTTATAGCACCTGAAGCTAAAGCGTTAGCCGCCATAACAGTTAATACTTCTTTTAATCTAAGCTCTTGCTCTTCTGTAAACTTCTTACCGTCTACAATTAAATCAGCCATTATGCTTGCAACTTTAGGATTTGTTATCATTTCTTTTAACATCCTATGCTCAGACATTCTTATGTTTTGTATTAGAGCTTCTGTTGCAACATACTTTGGACTAACTACCTGTCTTGATATTGAGTAAAATCTACTTATATAACTCTCTACAGATAGTCCTCTTGGTTCACCAGTGATTCTTATATCACCAGTTCTTCTACCAACTTGTCTTTTTCTGTTAGCCATAAAGGTGTTTATGCGTCTTAAATTTTTTAGATGTTCATCATCTATATATCCTGATTGTTTTAAGTTGGTAATCAATACATTAGATCCCTCACCGTCTAAAAATTTAGTAAGAGCATCTGTATCCATATTTGTATCTTTAACAGCTTTGTAAACGGTTTTACCAGTTTCATCTGTGGTAGGAATTATTGTGGTAGTTCCTGTTGGTTTTATTACAGTTCTAGATATGTGAGTTGATACTATTTCTTTAACGTAATCGTCAAACTCTTTTGCAGTCATCACAGGTAACTTACCTTTAGCTTGCACAGAAGTCATGGCTGTTTTCAAAGCCTTTAAGTCTTGTAAGCCATTTGGTCTTGAAATAAACTTTTCAAAAAACGCTGCACCACTTTGAACACCACCAATGTCTTGCAACATTTTTATTTTTTCATTTGCGTCTCTCATTGATTTATAAACTGTTGCGGCATCTTTTCTCAAACTTTTTTGTAATCCTGAGTCTATAAATTCTTTTTTATGAGCTGCTTTAAGTTTTGCATCACGTTGTATTCGTGATCCTAACTCTGTCATCATATTCATGCTTTCATTGTAATCAAACGCAATAGAAGCATTAGCGTCATCAGAAGTCCTGAACAAAGTTTCTGTATTTCTTCTTAATTTATCTATGGCATCTCGTAGTTGAGTTGGATCAGATATTTCAGATTGTAATCTTCTAACTTCTTTTTCAAATTTTATACTGGATATTTCTTTTAAACCTTTAAACACTTGTCCATTTGGATCTATAATGTACCCATCGGTTTTCTGATCGTACCTACCATACATCTGTAGTAAATCTCTACGCCTGTTAACAATATCACCTTCACTCATTTTTGATACTTTTTCTAAATCAAACCAAGTGTTAGGCTCATTTCCTGACGACCATTTTTTACCACCGGGGGTCTGTGCATTATCAACAGATGCAACAACTTCACCCTTTCTTCTTACAACTGTTGCACTTTCAGGATTTGTCCAACGTGCTACGTTTGTGTCTTTAGTCATATAGGGTGTGGTGTATTCATTTTGGTACGTTAGTCGCATTTGCACAAGTTCGTCATTTATTTGTTTTAAAGCATCGTCAGCTACAGGAACTCCTCGTGCATCAACCACACTATCAAATAGTTTATCTGCAGCCTTTGCGTATTCTCCATACGCTTGTGAAACTCCTGTATTGTTAGATCTGTATGCTTTGTATGATTTTGCACTTAGAGCAGAGTATAAACGTAAAGTTTCATCCATACTCAAAGCTATTCCTACATTTAAATTATCATTTCTTATTGCGTATGAAACTATATCTAAGTCTGTGATAGGTTTATTTTTTAAAGCATCAGGTAGAGTGTCACGTATTTCATCCATGTATTGTGTTCTAAATTCAACGTTACCTGTCGCTTCTATCATTGCATCTATTGTTTTTCTAGCACCACTATTTAAAACAGAGAATATCTTAGCTTCATCTCCACTTGTCATTAGCTGACTGGCTAAACCTTTACTTGCTCTGTCTCCTGCTGTTATATCGTCAAGTATTTTAAGACCTAACTCTGATGCGTCAGTTCCAAATTGATTTCCATATTTTATATCAAATTCTTGGAATGGTAGTCTAGCTCTTGCTTTAGCCATTTTTCTACTCATGACAGCTAATCTACCTAGTGAAGCGTTTTCATCATTGTATTTAGCCAAATTAATCTCGTTAACACTAGGAATTTTTCCTGCTCTATCGTTGATCGTAGATCTTTGATTGGCTATAGTTGTGTAAAATTCTTTATTTATACTATCTTCAATTAACTTTAAATTTTCTCTACTTTGTTGTACAGATTTCATGTCACCCAATAAAGATAATTTTAAGGTGTCATCTAACAGTGAATCTGCCATCTCCATAACATCACCGTATTCTGCTTTGATAGCATCTTGAACACCTTTTATATCATGACCATGCAGATAAGATTGTAAAAGTTGAGCTTTAGATTTTACATAGGCATCTGCGATTGATCTTAACTCATCTCCTTTTAATTTTGTATCACTTAAAGCTTCTGATATTTTTCCTGTAAACTCTACAATAGCAGGATTGTTTTTATCTACTTTCAACTGCAAAATATTATTTAAGTGACCCTCAAGAGATTGCATAAGTTTAGTACGACTGTTTTGCAATGATAGAAAAGTTTCTTGTGTTCCTTTGTCAAAAGCTTTTGATTGACTTACAGAATAGTAAAAAGAATCTTCTAATGCGTCAAACAAAGCAAGACCAGACATATCGGCAAAGCTTGTTTCAAGCAACTCATCAGGTATTCCTGCTTTTGCTAGAGACTTCCTCATGTCTTTGTAGTACATTATATTTGCAACAACTTGATCTCTAATCTCTGGAGCTAAAGAGTTTATTCTTTTTGATAAATCTAGTGCTAGTTTTCTTTCACTTGAAGTAAATTTTCTACCAGTCAACGGATTTACACCATCAAGAACAGGATTTCTTAGTGCGGCCAAGACATCTTGACTTGTTGTGCCTTCTTCAAAAGCACCACTTTTTCTAAGAACAGTAAGCATATTAGTTTCATTGTATGCGTGTCTGTTTTCTAAGTAAGAACGTATACCTAATAAGTTGCTTCCTTGTGTATAGTTTGCAACCATTAAAGTTCCCATTCCCACAAGATAACCCACTTGAGGATCTACACCAAAACTTGTAGTCAACTGTTGTCCAGTGGCTGCAGCAATCGTGGCAAAGTATGTTGTGTCTTTAAACATATCTCTCATGTATTTAGGCACAGCACTTGTTTGTTCTGCCATACGGACAAACATCTCTGCTTCTGTTACTTGTGCTTTTAACTTGAATATTTCTTCTGTGTTTAGGTATTCTTTTTTAAGAAGAGGAGTCATAACTGCTTTTGCTTCAGGGGCAAGAGCTTTGTATTCTGCTCTTTTTGTTCTTATAGCATCAGCTAACTCACCTCGTAGACTTTTTAATCTATCGTTTGCTTCTATTACTAAACTACGTTGCTCTATTGGTTTCGCAGACTCTGCTAAGTCAGCACCTTCTTTTAATTTGTTTTTATCTAAAAATGTTTTTAATTTGTTGTATATGGGTAGCTTAGATCTTCTTTCATCCAGAAAACCTTGAACTAATTCAGGACCTTTTAAATTTTTGTTATTTGCTTGGTATAATTTAAAATCTTCTTCAAAGAGTTTTCTTGCACCTTTTTGAGTAACTTTTGCGAGAAGGGCTGCTTCACCTACAAGTTGAGGTGTGACTAAGGTTATGGCATCTGCAGCGTCAGAGGTGTAGTTTAATATTTTGTTTGCTTGTTCTTTAGTTACAAGTATATTATCTTGTGCTAATCTTTTTTGATAAACTTCTGCAGAGTCAGGACCTAGAAAGGATCTGATTAAATCTCTACCTTTTTCAGCAAAAGGATTAGGTATGTACCAACCATCACCCTGATACAATAATTGATATTGATCTTTAAATGTAGCTTCTCTGCTTGCTGCGTTGTACAGATTTTTAAAACCGTCATAGGCTAATTCACCACCTGCACCGATACCTGTTATAATTAAATCACCTATAGCACGTGGTATGTCTGTTGCGAGAGTTACTAACTTTTCTCCTAATACTAATCCTGAACCTGCTGTATCTGTTTCCTTCTCATCAGGCATTTTAAAATTAAGGTCAACTCTACCATATATGTTTCTGTTAACTAAGCTTGCTTTTGTTTTAGCACCCATATTAGGAAAACTTTTATCTAAAAATCTAAGAAACTCTTTTGCTCTTCTTCCCGGACTTTCTTGGTAGCTAGGTAATAATCTTCCTGTCTTTGGGTTTTTTTTATAATATTCCATACTAAATGGTGCAGGTGCTTCAGTAAACGGATTAGGAACAATAGTTGGGCGAACACCTTTGTCCACTTCAGATTGTATTTTTTCTTCAATGTTACTTCGTAGAATTGTGTCTACTCTTTCGTCAACATTGTATATGCCTGTTGTTTTCTTTTGTCCATCTGTATCAAGTTCTGTATCACTTCTTCCAAATAATAACTTAGGTTGATATTGATTAAACAACTCTATTTTATCTTCGTATGGTAAGTTTTTATCAAATTCTATAGCTTGATTATTACCTAGAAGCATACCCTCTATATCTTTGTTTTGATCAAAAAAATCTTTATCAAAGTATTCACCATAATTAAATACTCTGTTTACATTTAGTGGATTAACTATAAGTTGTCCGGGTTGATCTCCAAATCTAACAGCTTCTTTCGACTCATCTGTGATACCAAGTGCTTCATCAGCTATGCCAAGAACACCTTTAGGACTTCTTGTTACAACTTCTTCTTCTATCTTGGTGTCAGGAAATACCCCTACATCTTGAGTTTGTGCCATGAATTAACCTTTTGTTACTTTGGAACTGTTATAAATTTTGAGACGTTTGGTGTTTGTTGTTTTGATATATAGTTTGGGTTTTTAATTGTTTTTAATTGTACATTGAATTTACCCTGTTTTGCTACTCTACCCTCTAATTTAGCAATAGCGTAATCTGAATAGTTACCCCCTGCTGCAAAATCAACACCAAAAGCTTCATTTGTTTTTTCAAGTAAATAAGATACGCCTGCAGCTTTACCACCTTTTCTATAACCGTCTTGTATTACTGCTACATCTCTCATAACAGATTGTATAGTTTCTAAAGATTCAATTATTATATCCTCACTACTATCAAACTCAAACTTCATGGCCGCCATCATATTCTCAATGTCTTGATCGGATATAGTTCTACCACCTGTACCACCTTGAAACGCAGAAGCCATTGCATAAGCTAAGTTAAATTTCATAAACTCAATACGAGCTTTTCGTGCATTTGACGATAATCCTGATGGATGATCATTATCTACTTCGTTGAAATTTTTTTGATACGTAGCCAGTTTATTTTGTAATCTACTTCGTGTTACTCGATTTTGACCAAATCCTTTTTCATCGTTTAACCAAGATGTTAAATTTGCAAATCCTGAAATTATACCTGTACTTCCAAAAATTCCCTCTATGGATTTAGCGACACCTGAAACTGTAGGTTGTAATGCACCTTGCCCTACTGCCACTTGATTTTTTCTAAACTCTCCAATCATCCTACTTGCAATTCCTGCGGCCTGATTAGCAGCCGATGCCTTTACTGCTGCTTCTTTAGGATCTATTTTGTACTCTGATTTTAAATGATTTGCGTGTTCTTTTCTTATTGCATCGTCTCTACCAGAACTTGTTGTGTATATAAATGGCATTGTGTCGTTGCTTGAGAAAGATGGCACAAATGTTTGTAGCATATTAGCAAATTGATCAGGACTTACACCATTATCATAAGCTGTTTTTCTTGCCGCAGAAATAAATTGTGTATAAGATCCTATGTTTTTTAAATCTATACCTTCAGGGGGTAATACTTTTTTTAAATTACCATACACATCCCATATCACTTTTTGTTTTCTCACATCTTTTAATTCATCACCTGTTCCAACTTGCCAAGATCCAAGCAACTTTTGGTATGGAACATTTAATTTTTTTGCAGCATCATTCGCTTGTTGTATTATGTATCTTCCATCTTCAGATTTATATACATCTTCTGTTAAGTACGGCACATGTGAATACTGAACATATCCATCTGATGTAAGTTTTTTGTCAGTTAGTAATCCTAATTTTTTAGGATATTTTCTTTGAAATCTCTCATATTCTACCTTGTACGAAGGTGCTACCACATCTTTCATAAATTCTTTTCCATATCCTTGTTCTAAAGATTGGCTATAAGGTATGGTTATATCTTCATGTTTAACAATTTTTACTGCATCTCCTATTTTTTCTTCTATGGCACTATCTTTGATGAATGGTTGAACTCTTCCTATAAGAAATGTGTTAAAAGTTCTTATCTTATCTGCTCCTCCTGCTTCTTTATTAGCAGCCTTGATAAATCTTTGATAATTATCTGATCCCAGAACGGTGTACATGTCTGTTATATTACCCTGATTACGAGCTTTAATATCTTTGGCATCAGAGTCAGTAAATGTTAAATCCACATCTCCTGCTTTAAAATGTGTAAGTCTGCCTGCTAGTGCTGCTTTTGCTTTTGCATCTGCAGTTCCTTTTGCTTTTTTAAGTTCGTACTCACCTTCTAATCGAGCAAGTGCAACCTTTTGAGCAAACTCTGCTCCACCTTTTACAAACGCTTTAAATGGTGTGAATCCCATCTACACTTCTCCCATTTCTTCTTGTACAGGTTTTTCATCTAGTTGAGGTGAAAGAAAAGACTCACCCTCAATCTGTTCTTGTTCACCTTCCATTTCAGCCATAACTTGTAAGGTTTCTGGTGAACGATCTTGCATAATATTCATAACCTGTGCTTCATCTACTTTACCATCTTCACGTGGCATACCGTCTTTAGTGTTGAACATTTTTGGTTGTATGTCATTTTCTACAGCCAATCCTGCAAGATATACAGCAATAGGTGCTTTGATAAGTTCTGCAACGTCAGGATTGAAATGTCCTGTTGCAAAACCACCTATGCCTACAGTGTCAACTATCTCTTCTATGGATATACCTGCTACCATGAGTGATAACATATCATTCTGCACTGTTGGCACTTCCATTTGATCTATTATAAAATCAATCGCTTCTTCAGGATCAGCAAAACGTGGTGGCTTTTCCCACGCCCATTTACCTTGCGGCCCAGTCAAACTGTGACCGGGAGGTGGTCTGTTGAACCTATCTAGTGCTTCTACACTAGTATCTGGTGGAGTTTGTTGCATCATGCGTACACCTGTTTTGGACTAATTCGTGATTTTATATTTTTAAGATCACCTGCTTTTGCTAAATTAATATTTCTCCCTACACGTGGATTATATTGCATAGCTTTACCGAATACAGCATTTATCATAGGATTACCTGCAGCTATTTGTGCTTTGCTCATCAATCTTTCGTTTGATAATCCCGGAACGTAAAATTGTGTGGCTGTCGCCTTTACTGGTTGCACAGATGCAACAGCAGGTGCAGATACTCTTCTCGGTATCGTTGTATCGGATACTTGTGAAAGTGATCCACCCTTACCAAATAAACCTTCATATGCGTATTTAGACACACCTTTTGAAAAAGATGAAAACGCACTATCTCCTGCTTTAGGTTCAATTCTGTCTAAAAAACCACCCGATGTTTTTGTCCTTGATGTTTTGGATGTTCCTGTTCCTGATGTTGCATAAGCCACTGACCCAAAGAAGGCTAATGCAGGTAACAAAGCTTTAAGCATTGATTAACTCCTTTATCCTAATAATCCAAATATGCCTGCTAAAGTTGCTCCCCCTAATGCACCATACATGTCATTTTCACTTTTCATTTCGTACATATCAGTTTGTGCAGATACTTCCATAGCTGTCAAAGCTAACTGATGTTCTCTCTGCTTTGCACTTTCAGACGATGTAAACAACCACGATGCTTCATCTCTGTACCTCTGCCATAGTGCATTTAGTGCTGATTGGCTTACATTTAAAGTATTGAGTGCATTTTGTCTATTTGTTTCGTTTTGAGCTGCACTGTTAGCAGTGTTTATGTTTCTTCTCCACACAGCGTTGGACTGGTCTATCTGTGTTTGCATGTTCAAGTTAAACTGTTCTCTTTGATCGTTTAAACCTTGTACATATCTTGCATTAGCATTTGCTTGATCTACGTTAAATTGTTCTGTTGCAGCCAATCTATTTGCATTGGACTGTTGTATTTGACCGTCAAGCTCTGCAAAGAACTCGTCAAGTTGATTTTGTGATTTTGCATTGAATTGTTCTGATGCGTTTTGTGCCGCAGCGTCAGTGAGTAAAGATTGTAGTTTACCTTGATAATCTATTGATTGTGTCTTTTGTTTGTTGTCAAGATTAGCCATATCAATGGATAAAAATGACTTAGCGTTATTTACGGATGCAGTCATTCTTGCATCGAGATTTGCTTTATCCATAGCAGCAAAAGTCATAGCATTTTGTAAAGCAGCCTGTTGTTTGTTATTTAAGTTTTGTAACTGTATAGTTGCAAATCTATCAGCATCAGCTTTTGCTATGGGTATGCCTGATTCAAATATAGCTTGTGTTATGGCTGCAGAAGCCATACTTGATGCACCAAGACCTCTTTGTTGCATGATACCACTTACTGCTCTTACGGCAGGCGCTGCCCACGCAGGTAAAGGTTTACCTTCTTCTAAGCTTTCGTATAGTTGTGATAATTGATACTGTACAGATGCTTTTGGATCTAATTCTTCTGTTTGTGCAGTTACCTGAGACTGCTCAGACACTGCACCTTGCACGTCTCCAATGAGAGATTCTGTTGATAATTTACCTTGTGCGGCAACAGCTTCAGGTGTATTTCCAACGAGATTAGCATTGTATGTGTTTGCGACTGTCTTAGTAGATGTTGGAACGGCAAGATTATCTTTAGATGCCATGCCTGTTGTCATATCTACAGTTTGCAACCCTGTAGGTGCAGTTAGTAATTCATCTTGTTGCACTTCTTGGGGTGTGGTTGTTATCTTGCCTGCTTCAGGAACAGTCTGTTCAGTACCTGTTGTCTGCTCACCGAGACGCTCTATAAGTTGTTCACCTGTTGTAGGAGGTGTTATGGTTGTGTTTTCTTCTTCAGCCATTATCTATTTCCAATCAATACTTTGTCTAACTTATCTTCTAATCTTCTTAGTGCATCCATCAACTCGTGCATAAATGCCCAACCGAATGGTACAACAACCATAGTCAGGATTATGTTCCAAAATAACATTGGGTCAATGCTTTCCATGTTTAGTCGGCATCCTCTATCTTGTTGCCTTCAGCTACCCATTCTTGGATTGCTTGGTAGTGTCTGTTGTCAGGGTCTAGTGGTATATACCAAACCTTATTATCTATTGTAGCAACAATAGATGTATTTACATTATCTTCTGCGTGATATTTAGCTACTGTAATATTCATACTATATCCTATAATTCTGCATCAAAACCTAATCCAAGTAGTGCATCTGTTGAGCTATTAACACCTACATGAGCAGGGTCATTATTTGTTAATGAGCCTGTTGTAAAATTAACTAAACAAGTTTGAAAACCACCTTGACTTATAGAAGCTACTGTAGCATCTACATCACTATTTCCTGATGCATCTTCGACATGATAATTACCTGCATTGTCATCATCTAAAGAGGGAGTTGACCTCATTTCTCTTGGAAATGTAAATAAAGCTCTTAAATTTGTGGTTGTTCTCATAAACCCTAGAGCCATTCGTGAAAAAGTTCCACTGCCACCTGCATGATATTTTACATAATATCTATAACATAAATCTAATTCTTCCCCTAATGACCTATGCTCAAATGGTGTGGCTTGTGAGCCGAGTTCCATTTGTAAGCCAGTGATTTCAAAATTATTATCTGTACTGTCTCCAATGTTTACATTACTACTGCTTACACGAGTATTGTCGGTGGCTGAAGACCAAGACGTAGAAAATGTGCCACCTGTATAAGTTGTTCCTGCAATTAAATGAATAATCAAATCAAGAGAATTTGCATTATCATTATCTAATGTTCCAGTTGTGTCTCCATCAAATGTTAATGTATATCTATTCCAATTTGCATCAGAAACGGTAATTGTTTGTGAAATAGACCTTGTGTTGTCAACATCATATAACTCAACAGTATAAACACCACTTTTGTTTGTCTTGACATAAAAAGAAACAGTTACTTTTTCAGCATCACTTGTGCCTTTTTTTAACTGTTGTAGGTCTTGACCCTCAAGTCTATGCTGAATAAACAGCCTTGCACTTGCATTACTCAAACTAGATTCTGCTGTGGTACAATCATATTTCAAAGAATTTGCAAAACCATTTAGTGCTGCTGTAGCTTGTGTAACAGTAAATCTTGCTGTTGTATCGCCCATACCAGTTCTAAATCTATCTAAATGATAAGCACTTCCTGCAACACTTGTAAAACTAGTACCCCTCTGTGCCACTTGCATTGCACCATTGATAACAATATTCCTTCGCCCACCAATCTGTGAATTGGTTAGGACTTCACCCATCTTTGCTAATTCTGCTGCTTTGGTCATGCTAAGTCTCCGTGTACTGTTGTACAAATAATTTCTCTGTCTATATTTGAACCACCTGATTTTGCTTCTACGTCAAGAGAACTTGTAGTGACATGACTTGAGTAATCTGAATCATCTATGACTACTTTTCCATCTGCTTCTGCCATACCAGAAGGTGCATAGTTTGCATTTCCCATGTTGTTAGTATAATTTATTTGATAATCACCTGTTCCTTCGTCACTTATACTACCTATATTAAATGTATCTCTACTTGCTATTGTTCCTTCACCATTAAAGTTTATCCAAACCTTCGCTGTACCCTGATTAATCGTACTCATAGCAGTAGAATTATTACTACTTGCATCTGTTAATGTATTTACTCTTAATATACTAGCCATTATGCGAGGTCTCCGTGTACGTTAGAAAATGCAGGGTCAGCATCTTCATTAGAATTATTTTGGTCACGATTCAATGACTTTACACTAGAAGTTGTTGA